GGAAGGCCCAAAGCCAGCCAGAGGCCGCGCCATGAACCACGTCTACACCCTCATCCTCTCCGCCTATGGCCCCCGCTGCAGGTCCTTCAACCCCAGATGCGAGGCATGCCGGGCGTGGGCTGAATACGACGCCATGAAGGCCATCACAAAGGAAGCGGCATGAGCTGGCTAATCGTTAGGACTGACGCCCGCAAGGAATCCTATGTGGCCGCTCAAATAGCCGGGCATGGCCATGACGCATGGGTTCCCGCTCAAATGATCCCGGTCCGCCCTCATGGCGCTCGCAAGCTCACGGCAAAGGCTGGGGTGACCATCAAAGAGCTGCCGATCCTTCCGAGGCGGGTTTTTGTGCAGGTTGATTGGCATGAGGCGAATTCGTTCGCCAGCATTCGCCACGTTCAAGGCGTAGAGCGTGACGGGGAGGAGCGGGTTATCCTCATTCCTGACGCTCAAGTTGCCTCATTCAGGGCAGAGATAGACCGTGAGAACACGTCAGCGCTGGCCTTGGCACAAGCCAGAAGCCGTAAGCAGAAAGCGAAATGGCGCTCGCTTCAGGAAGGGCTTATTGACCTGATTGACAGCGCAAAGCAAAAAATGAGCCAAGCGGCATAGCCGCCACAATTCCGCCATGATTGCATGCGTTATAGGGTTGAATATCTGTACGCATATGCCGCTCAAGAGGGTTCGCCCCGTGGCTGCGGAACGCTGTAGTTTCAGCGTCATTGGCGAGATTTGCCACCATTCAGCAAATGCTAAAATTTGCTAAAACCCGGTAAAAACGAAACAAAAGGACAATCACCATGTCTGGCGACCAAGCTAATACGGCAGTCGCCGCCAGAAATGAAAAAGGCCAATTCCTATCTGGGACTATTGGCATTGGCGGCAGGCCAAAAGGCGCACGCAACAAGCTAGGCGAAGAGTTCATCAAGGCTCTTGCCAGCGACTTTGACAAAAACGGACCGGAAGCAATTGCCCGTGTTCGTGAAGAGCGCCCCCAGGATTACCTTAAGGTGATCGCTTCCCTGCTTCCGAAGGAAATCAAGCTGACCGATGAGCGAGAACTCAGCGACGAAGAACTTGACCGCCGAATTCGAGACCTTGCCTCAGTCCTCGGGGACTTTATTGCAGGTCAAGGCGGAACTCTTGTCGTTACTGGAGGAGGCTCGGAGACGCCATCACACTAGGCGGCTCGACAGGTACAAGCCATATCCGAAGCAAATCGAGTTTCACACAGCTGGGGCTGACCGGCGTGAACGACTGTTCATGGCAGGCAATCAGCTCGGGAAAACATTGGCGGGTGCGGCTGAAGCCGCCATGCATCTCACAGGGCAGTATCCGGGCTGGTGGCAGGGCAAGCGGTTTGACAGGCCTGTTATGATGCTTGCCGGTTCCGAGTCTTACGAGTTAACCCGCGACGGCGTTCAGAGGCTTCTTGTGGGCCCGCCAGAGCGTGAAACGGAATGGGGAACGGGATACATACCCGGCGCATCCATCGCCTCTACAGACCGCCGCCAGGGCGTTCCGAACGCTCTTGAGAACGTCACGGTTCAACACGCATCGGGCGGCACAAGCGTTGTGCAGTTCAAGGCCTATGAGCAGGGCCGGGGCAAGTGGCAGGCTTCGACGGTCGATTACGTCTGGTTTGACGAGGAACCGCCGGAAGACGTCTATTTTGAGGGTATCACCCGCACGAATGCGACACGCGGCCTGATCGCGGTCACCTTTACTCCGCTCAAGGGCATGTCAAGCGTCGTGGGGCGCTATCTTCTGGAACCATCGCCTGACCGGGCGGTAATTTCCATGACCATTGATGACGCGCTGCACTACACCGACGAGGATCGGGCGCGCATCATTGCCAGTTACCCGGCTCATGAACGAGAGGCCCGCACCAAAGGCATCCCGTCTCTTGGCTCGGGGCGTATCTTCCCGGTGGCGGAGGAAAGCATTGTCATTGATCCCATTCCTATCCCGGAACATTGGGCTCAGATCGGCGGCATGGATTTCGGGTTTGATCACCCGTTTGGAGCGGTCAGGTGTGCCTGGGACCGGGACAACGATACATTCTATGTCGCCGCTGACTATCGGGAGCGGGAAGCAACACCGATCATTCATTCAGCCGCGGTGAAGCCTTGGGCGGAATGGTTGCCATGGGCTTGGCCGCACGACGGGCTGCAACACGACAAGGGGTCTGGCGAGCAGTTGGCAGAACAATACAGGCAACAGGGGCTAAAGCTGTTGCCAGAACGTGCCACATTCGACGACGGCACCAACGGCGTCGAGGCTGGTTTGTCTGACATGCTACAACGGATGCAGACGGGCCGCTGGAAGGTGTTCCGGACTTGCGCTCACTGGCTTGAGGAATTCAGGCTGTATCATCGGAAAGACGGCAAAGTTGTAAAAGAGCGTGACGACGTGATTTCGGCGTCACGATATGCCTTGATGATGAAGCGCATGGCGACGTTGAAGCCTCAACCGCGTAAATCAGTTTCTCGCACTCTGCATCCTCAAGGGGCTTGGCTGGCATGAGCATTACCGATTCCGTTTCTGCGATCTTGCTTGTGCTGGCGTTGTGCTGGGGCGGATCTCTGATGATTGACCTTACCATTGGCGAATGGCTTCGGAAGCGGCGCAAGAGATACAGAGGGTATTGAGTGCGACAAACCCAATTGCTATGTTCGGATTATTCGTTCCTCAAAGGACTGGCACGGAGGGCGTGGCAGAATTAAGGAAACTGTTCCCCGTATTGACGCCGCCAAGATTGGCGAATGGTGCTGGACGGAATGGGAAGAGCCTGTCGAAATACCTGAAGATCGTCGTGGAGAGTACTCGGAATGGTGGTACAGGTGACCGGTGATGAAGGTGGTTCGCTGATGCCAGCAAATACAATCAAAGTCCGTCGCCTTCGCTTTCTGGACGACACGGCCAACATGACTGAGGCCTACAGGCTTGACGCCGTTGATGATGATCGCGTTCCTTACCTTGGTGTCGACATGTGCAGGAACTTGGAGCGAGAACCGTTTACTGAGGCGGAATTCGCCGCCAAGTTGTCGGTTTTGAAAGAGGCCCTTATCGCGGAAGGCGCTGCGGACGACGCAACGACGCTTGAGGTTTATGATCAGGAACTAGGCGAGATTTGAAAGGGATGATGGAACGTAGGCGTTTTTTAACCGGGTCTGCGGCTTTTATCGCGGCCCCGGCAATCATCAAGGTTGCCTCGCTGATGCCGATCAGCGTTCAAGAATTTCGGCTTCATCCGGTAGGCAATAGGATTTTGACGGCAGAAGAAATAACGCAGGAAGCATATGCAATATTGAGCGTCGCATATAATCGGCGGGGCTTATGGCTGGCATGAAAACATACACCTTTGCCGAACTGTTTAAGATGTATCCGAGATTCGCAGCCTCACCTATGTGAAGCACAAATAGTTTCTCCGTCGTGATGACGGACACTCTCCGGAAGGAGGCTCAATGTCTGACAAGGACATTCTAGCCGAAGCAAAGGAAGCCTATCGCCTTGGTATCGAGGCTGAAAAGGACAACCGGGATTCCTATATTGAGGATTACCGCTTTTCCCGGCTTCACGAGCATTGGCCGGAGGACGTGGTCAAGCTTCGCCAGTCTCAGGGCAGGCCGACGCTGACCATTCCCCGGCTTCCGGCATTTATCCGCCAGGTGGTGAACGACACCCGCCAGAACAGGCCGCGCATTCGCGTGAAGCCTGTCGATTCATTTGCAGATCCCAAGACGGCTACGGTTTATGACGGACTCATCTTGAATATTGAAACCGCTTCCAATGCAGCGGTTGCCTACGACACCGCTGTTGATTGCTCAGTCTCGGGCGGCTTTGGCTATTTCCGAATTGACGTCGAATATTCCTCGCATATGAGCTTTGACAAGGAACTGCGGATCAACCGCATTCCGAACCCGTTGCAGGTGGTTGGCGATCCGTATGCACAATGCGCGGATTCAAGCGACTGGAATGTTGCTTTCCTCACGTCGCTGCTGAGCAAGGACGCGTTCGGCAAGCGGTACAAGGGTGCAGCGCCGTCCAACTGGTTCGAGACTGATTACCGCTCGCTGAACGACCCGTGGCGGGATGGCGATGAGGTCATGATCGCTGAATACTGGACGCGTGAGGAAGTCGACAAGACGCTTCTCAAGCTGTCTGACGGGCGCGTGATGCTTGAGGAGGTCTATGCCAAGCAGGGCGAGATGCTGATGGCTTATGGCGTGGTGCCTACGGGCGAAATGCGCCAGACGAAGGGCTATAAGGTTCGCCAGCACATTGTGACGGGCGCTGAGGTGCTCGAAACCAAGGATTGGGCAGGCTGCTATATCCCGATTGTGCCGGTGTACGGTGAGGAACTGAATGACGCTGGCAAGCGGTTGTTCCGCAGCCTCATCAACAGCGCCAAGGACGCGCAGCGCAGGCTGAATTACTGGGTATCGTCAGCGACTGAGCTTGTGGCGCTCGCCCCTAAGACGCCGTTTATTGGCGATGAGCGGGCCTTTGAGGCTGAACCGGGCAAATGGGCCACGGTCAACACGCATACGCATCCTTACATCGCGGTGCCGAACGGTGCGCCGATCCCTCAGAGACAGCCTTTGGATAGCGGGCAGGCCATTGGTGCCATGTCGCAGGCCCTAGCGGCTGGGGACGATATAAAGTCCGTTCTCGGCATGTATGACGCGTCTCTCGGGGCCAAGTCGAATGAGACAAGCGGCAAGGCCATCATGGCCCGCCAGCGTGAAGGCGATACGTCCACCTTCCACTTCATTGACAACCTTTCCAGAGCTATTCAGCACGCCGGGCGCATTCTGGTTGACTTGATCCCGCACTGCTACACGCCGGGCCAGATGGTGCGCATTCTTGGCCAGGACGGACGGTCTGCCACGGTTGAAATCACAAACCGCATGCCGGGTGAGCAAGCCCCTGAGGCGCAGCCTTTCGAGGAGGGCGTCGATCCGGGAATCACCATGGCTTACGATTTTGGCGTTGGGCGCTATGACGTGGTTGTTGACTCTGGCCCGTCCTTTACGACGCGCCGTGAGGAAACGGCGAACCAGATGATTGAGATGATTCGGGCAGTTCCGGATATCGGCGCGCTCATTGGCGACAAGCTGGCGAAGAACCTCGATTGGCCTGATGCGGAAGAGATTTCCGAACGGCTCAAGAAAATGCTTCCGCAGCAGGTAACGGGGCAGGGCGGATTGCCGCCTGAGGTCGAGCAACAGATGCAGCAGGGCATGCAGCTCATTCAGCAGCAGCAGGCTGAACTTGAGAAGCTGAAGACGGACAAGAGCCTTGAGGCCCGCAAGGTCGAGATTGACGCCATGAAAGCTGAGACTGAGCGCCTCAAAGAGCTTTTGCCCTACATGACGCCTCAAGGCCTTGCCTCTCTCGGGCTTCAGATGAACATGCAGGCGCTAAACACTCCTGACATTGCGCCGGGTTCCTCGCCCGCTTCAACCCCAATTCAGTAGGATCAAATCCATGTCAGCACAGATTTCAGTGCATACAATGTCCTTCATCCGCCCTGCCGATACCACGGCCTATGCGTCGGGTGATCTTGTGGCCAATTCAACAACTGCTGGTAGCGTGGTGCCCATGTTGTTCCTTGTTGGCTCACGCCAGCGGGGGGCGATGATCCGTCGCGTGATCCTGCACAAGTCTGGCACCGGCGTCACCAATGCCAGTTTCCGGGTGCATGTATACAGGGCTGCGCCGATTACGGTGGCCAATGGCGATAACGGCGCATGGTCTACAAATCGCTCGATTGACTATGCGGGCGCATTCGACGTGACGGTTGATCGGGCGTTCACGGACGGCGCTGTTGGGGTAAGCGCGCCGATCACGGGGGCGGAGATCAACGTGAATGAAGACGTTATCTTTGTGCTTATTGAGGCCCGCGGCGCTTATACGCCGGTCTCTGGCGAGGTGTTCTCTGTTGAACTGGAAGTGGTTCGCAACTGATGCTTGGCCAATCGCTCACGGTAGCAGCGGCGGTTCTGTCGCGTCGAGGGACTGCGGTTTCTCCGCCTCCACCGCTTTTGCTTCCGCTGGACGGTCTCACGGCGGCTGGGGCGTGGTCCTCGGGGCGGCGTCTGCGCACGGCCTACACGGGGCCTCTGAT